CCTTTTCCGATGCCGTTAATTCGCGATTGAATAGGCCCATGTTGTAGGCCATTGTACCAATTGCCACCGCTAAACCAATTGCAACGAAAGCCTGTGTTGCGGGCGTTAACGCTATAAATGCTGCCCGCTGAAGTCCTAACCATTTCGTAAGGTCTTGAACCTTCGGAAGTAATTTGGCCCACACGCCTGTAAGCACAGACGAAACAAGCTGAATATTTCCGATGGTTTTCGCGATTGGGCCGATTGCAATCAGGAACGCGCCGAAATACAGTATTGCGGATTGAACTGCTGGATTGAGGCTGCTAAAAGCCGCTGCAACGTCACCGAGCCATACGGCAAAATTTGTCAGGTTGCCCGTTACGTTGAACGCCTTTTCAATTGCAAGTCCGACCTTGCCCAAAGATATTTGCAGTTCATCAATTACGTTTGCAAGGTTGTTTTTTATGCCGCCGCCCACACGCGGAAGTTCGGATGCCGCCGCCGTTATCTGAGTAACGAAATCCTTTGCGCTGATGCCCATATCACGCAATGCCTCAACACTTGACGTGCCAAATGCTTTCTGCATCAACTGACTGATTACTGGCATATTTTCAGAGATGATTGATATATCTTCTTGAAGGATTTTTCCTTTAGAAATCATCTGCGAAAATTGCCGCGTCACGCTGTCGAACTCTTGCGCTGTGCCACCTGTTGACGCTATCGCATTACCCAATTGCGTAATGATACCCCGCGCTTCGTCGGCTGCAATTCCGACCGATTGCAACCGGATAGATGCCCTTACTGATTGCTCAAGTCCTAATCCCGGATTGCGGCTGACTTCTGTCAGTTTTTGCAGTTCTTCAGACGCTTTAGCCGCGCTTCCTGTCTGTGATTGAAGCGCCAAAGTGAGCGATTCCAAATCGCCCGCCGCCTTAATTGCTGATGCACCAAAAAGGCCCAAAGGCAAGGTCAGGCCCGTCATCATTTCATTACCTACCTTAGTAAGTCTGTCGCCCGCACGGCGCAGGGAGCGCTCCGCCTGACCGAGCGCTTTTTCATCGAAAATCAGACCAAGTCTGACATTTAAATCTGATGCCTTTGCCATGCTTGTTACGTTTAGGTTTTTTGTGCTGCCTGTTTGGCGGCCATGTGTTTTGCGTACATTTCAGGATTTGTCCGCTTTAGAATTTCATCGGCTTCAGCGTCGAACTTGTCAAATTCAATTCGCTCCGCTTCTGTAAATTCATCCAGTTTTTTCAAGTCCGGTTTTGCATCCCAATCGAACGGGAGTAACTGTGACGGACGTTTTAGCCTGTTTTTGCTATCAACTGTTTTCGCCACAACAAAGGCAATATACCGCGTCTGCTCCCATTCATTGCGGAATTTCTCTGCGTGCGCTTTTTGCCGGAATGAAAAGAATGCAGGCGTTGATTCCCAAAACTCCTCTTCTGTCATTCCGATTTGTGCCGCGTCCTTTAACAAGTCAGCCCAACCCGGACGCTTTACGCTTCCGCCGTCGGGCCTGCTACGTTTTTTTCTTCTTCAGATGTTTCGCCGCTGTTAAACGACTGCTCAAACATCTTCATCACTTCGGGTAGTATGTCCTGTGAACTTGTCAACCATTCGGCAACAAGGTACTTGTCAGCGTCGAATGTCTGCCTGAAGTACGTTGCACCTCTGACAAGTCCGGCATGAACGAGATCCACCATGACGCGAACAGATGGAGCGCCCTGAGCGAATGTTGCCATGTCGCTTAGTGCGCTCCTTCCGGTTTGCTCTTCGTAAATATATAAGGCCGCCATATCAAAACGAATAGGGCGGTTCTTTCCTCCAATTTTAACCTGCCTATTCATATTTACGAAATGGTTGCTTCACTTAATGCGCCTGTGCCTTGAAATTCAGCATCCCACGTAACCGCCTCATCGTTGCCTGAAGAGTTAAGGTTGAGGGATGTGATGATAGCGGAACCGCTGTACTTCTTGTCGCCTACCGTGCCCGTCTGAAAGACGATTGCAACTGCCGTGCTGTTGTTCCATGAACTGTAAAGTTCCTCAAAGCCATTCGTTGCGGAGAAGTCGAGAAGGCCCGACACAGATGCAGTCCATGACTTTGTGCCAGCAAGGTATTCAGCGTTTGCGGCGCTGTCTTTGCAGGTGGTTTCAAAAGTGTTGGTTGAAAGGCTGATTGATGCGTCAACCTGACAAGTGAAGGCTGTTGGCGTAGCGCCCGAATACAGCTTCATGTTTTTAGCTAATACTGTGGCCATGTTTAGCGTTTGTTTTTAGTGAAAAAACCCGATTTCTCAGGAGCGTATGTAACTGAAACAACTTCCGTACTGGCTGTTGTAGTTGCTGATGGTGGTACGCAAAAGGTTTCGACATTTGCCGTCGGTTGGTACTTGCGTGACTTCGTGCCTTCCGGTACTGTTTCTGCGATGCCCTGAGCGATTAGAGCGTTGCAGGTTGGTTCGTCGTGTTCTGCGACCGTACCGGCCCCGAAACCGTTTGCGTCTGTGATGTAGCGTATTTTCATGCTATCGGTATCCTGATGCCCAAGCGGACGAATTAGACATTTGCCCCGCTCTGTTGGCGTTTGAAAGTTTGTTTTGTAGGATTTGAACAACTGCACGTTGTGCCGCCGGGCCTGCCGCCAAAATAGCCGATTCAACAAATCGCTTTCCAGGTCTTACTTTGCCGTTTGACATTTTAACGTCGTTGTTTGAGAAGTGCAGGTAATAACCGTCATTCGCGCCGCTTCCGGTATTCGCTCCGACAATTTGCGCATACTTCACGCGCCGCAACTTTGTGAGCGTCTTGATTGACTTGCGAAGATTGCCTGGCCTGTATGTAGCAACTACCACTCCGCTACCTTTCGGCATCCGCTTGAATAGCATACTTTTGCCTGACTTGTAACGCTTATGTACACGCGCTCCGACTGGTGTTCTTCCTTTTATTGCCGACGCTAAAAAATCAGCAGGGCCTTTCAAGTCTGACTTGATTGTTTTTGCGATCTGCGAATTTAGCGCCCTTAGGCTGCTGATAATAGCGTTAACTTCCTGCTGTGTGTTCATTATATCAATTGCGTGTTATGAATTGATATGTTGCCGTCCGGCTCAATGTCATGCTGTCGGCATCCATGCCGTCAATAGAGCCGACATACTTACACGCTTCGACTGTTACACCACCCGCTGCGCCTGCGACGAAATCAAGTGCATTCCTGACTGCCAAATCAACACTATCAAGCGCCGAATATGCGTCCGCCCCCTGTGAAGCATCGGCCCAAAATGTAAAGGTGACAGTTGCCGTGTCGTGATCGGCTTTTTTGTCCTTCATTGCGTCCGTTGGCCTATTCTCTACCGTGTACGCAATTGCAGGAAGTGCCGCCTCCTGTGCGATGAAAACAGGATATATCCGATTGCCAACAAGTGCCGTGACGGCGCTTGTGGCTGCTAACTTCGTGTATATGTATTGCCCTACTTTCATGCCTGTTTTTGTGCGAAAATTAGGATTGACGCTTTGTAATCCGGCTTCTGAAAATACAATATGTCGTAATATTCAGAATCAAACACAATGCGCATTTTTTCAGTCAAAGTGTCGCGGTATGCAATGTCGAAAATAACAGACGTTTGCGCGGTAGGTTGGTCATTCATCATATCTTCCTTACTGCCGCCTTGCCGGTATGACACCTTTGCCCAAATTTCGCAGTTCTTCTCCCAGGTTATAACTTCCTGACCTGAAGCCCCGCGTGAAGAAATAGGCTGCTCAACCCTTATACGCCATCTGCGCTCTCCTATTTGCGTTTGCTTTGCCATGTGTTATATCCAACGCTTTAAGGGTTGCAATAAAACGTCTGACATTGACATACCTTCTTCGCGGCTGTCCTCTCTGTTCGTGTATGCCCGCGCAATTCGTGCGAGAAGTCCGGCTGTGACGTTTGGCGGCAAAGCGGACGGGCCTGCACCATAACCTGCCGAATACGTCACAATCACAGCGTCCGGCCTCTTTGCAAGTTCTGTCGGCCAAAAATAGTCAGGCTTCAGGGTGATGTTTGCGCCGCCGGATGAAACGGTAAAATTCCACTCAGTTGATGCCCACGTTTGCAGCGTGTTGCCGTCATCGTAATATTGAATTGATGTAATTGAATTGACAGGGCCAACACCCGACACAAACAGCGTATCGGTTGAATATTGCGGGAATCGGCTGTGGTGTTCAACTACTGTTTTATTCAGTAGTGCGCATTGATACTGTCTTTCAATTAGCGAACATTGCGCCTTGATCTGCATTATCAAATATTCGTCATCATGCCGAAGGTCATCCATGCGAAGTTGCATCCGCACCGCCTCTAACGATACGGGAAGTTCGGCGCTTTCGGCGCTGATACTGTGACCCGTGTAATATTTCCCGTATCTGTATTCCATGACTACTTATTAGCAGGTTGTTGTTTAATGAGCCACCTTTTGCCGTCTGCCTGTATATACCTGTCACCTGAAATCCTGAAAAAGTCTGTGAACGTGCCGGATGTAGGATAACCATTCAGCCTGATAACAGTATTTGCAATGGGCTGCGCTGTGCGGAATGCAGACGTGCCAATACGCCACCGGTAAGCGCCTGTTGTGGTGTTTTTGCTAATCGTGATGACCTGCGATGTGTCGCCCCGCACGTTCCACGTTCCTAACCAAAGCGATTCATTATCCGCACGCAAACTGTCAACCGGATTACGTCCGGTCAGCGATTGGATGCGGTCTGATTCCCTGAATATTGCCGTTATTCTGCGTGAATAGTTCCATGTACTATTTATGTCGGATGCGAATGTTGCTGCCAAATTAGCAATATACCCCTTACCTTCCGTGTACAGTTGCAGACTGTCGCCTGCCAGTTGCGCATCCTCTGCGTATGCACCTGTGGAATACACCACCCGATGCACTTTGTAGTATTTGCCCGATGCGTTGGTGATGTAGGTGGTATCCAATGTGACTACCTGACCGATTGCGATGTGTGCAGTAAAAAATGCACAGAAAAAAAGTATGTGTTTCATGCGTTTGTTTTTGTGTCGTTTTTTAGTGAAGGTCAACCCAAGCGCCACCTGCCCTTACCTGCAATTTATTGTCGGTCGTGTTGTAAATTACAAGTCCGTCAGCGGGCGATGCGATGTTTCCGCGCTGCGTGGTTGTCATGCGCGGGAATAGTACGCCCTGCGTGGTGCTGCTTATTTCAAGCTTTGCGGATGCGTTAGGCGATGTTACGCCAATGCCAACTACACCATCATTGCGAATTATCATAATATCAGAACCATTGGAATCCTCAAAAACGGCAGTATTTGCCCCCGATGATGTACCTGTACCCCTGACCGTCAAACGCCCCGATGATGTTGTGTCTGAACCCATTGTAAGGGAGCCATAAAGGTGAGTTCGGGATGTATTTGCAAATCCCACATAAGACGTAAATTGTCCACCTCCGCTAATTGACCCTCCTATACATATTTGATTTTGGCCTGATGCTGTTGATGAGGAACCTAATACTATTGCATTTGTTCCTGATGCCAACGCGCTGTATCCAGCCGCAGTTGATGAGTTTCCATTTGCACGTGATAAATAACCAATGGCTGCACCTCTAATGTTTGCATTGGAGTTAGACCCAACAGATGTTGCCTCATTTGATGTAAATACAGTCGCAGATGCGCCGCTGCCAATAAACGTATTCCTTGACCCACTCGTTAAGTATCGCCCTGCAATACGCCCTAACAATAAATTGTCTGTTCCACTTGTTATATAGCCTCCAGCGTCAACGCCAATAACCGTATTAGTTACATCTACTGGTGCGCGTATTTCAGCAGTTACCGTTCCAGATGAATTTTCAGCCGCGAAAACGGGTTTTGATGGAAATGTTTTCTTTACGGATGCCGTAACCGTTCCGTTAAATGTC